GTTTTGCCATCCTCTTCGCGGATCAGTCCCGAGTAGCGGGCAAACAGCACCCGACAGCCGGGCTCGGGCGGGGAATGGCCCTCCGGCCAATCGGCATAGGTGAAAGCCAAGGGGGAGGCCGCAATGAGCGTTCCCTCCTGAATGCCGAGCTTGTCGCGCTCCTTGGCTGTGTCAAGAAGGATGATCCCGCCGGGCGTCTTGCTGTCTACGGGGTCCAGCTCGACGACGACGTTGAATTCCAGCGGCGTAATCATCCGTTCACTCCAAAAAAGTCCGCGTAAGAGCCTTCGGCCAGCACTCGATAAGCGTCGGCACGCGTTCTCAGCTCGATCAGCAGAACCTGATCGGGGCGCCCACCATCCCATGAGGCGGCAAGCCACCCCTCTTTCTGGACGTCGGCCATTGCTGAAAGAGATCGAATGATACCCTGCGTCACCGGATCGTCGCGCCACGCCAGGAATTCATCCTCGCTGATGCAGGGCTGTCTCGGTTGAACCGCGCTCATAGGTGCGCCGCCGCAGCGCCTTCGTGCATCGCCTGCATTTCAAGGTCGTGCTTGTCCTTCTGCGCACCCACTGCCGTCTTGACCGCTTCGGCGTTCTCCTTGCCGACTTTCGGTCCCGTCATCGCCTGAACCGCCTCGGCCTCGGCCTGCGCCTTGTTCGCATGGGCGATGTCCTTATTGGCGCGGGCCTGAAGCGCGACGACCTGCATTTGCTCGGCCGGATTCGGAGGTTGCGGTTGCGGCGGCGGAAGGAGCTTATCGATGTCCTCAACATCGGCCGCCTCAAGCGACCTTCTGACAACCTCGCGAAGATCGCCGCCGACCTGGGCTATCAGCTCGGCCTGGCTCTCCAGATACTGCGCCTTCGCCATTTTCTGCATCCGGGTAACGGCCGACGGATCGGACACGGGCCGAATGTCCATGTCCTTGTCAGCGAAGTCTCGGGCAAAATCCGCGTCGGGATCGTCGAGGACCGTCAGATAATCCTGGGCGACGACTTGGCCGCCGTAGCGCCTGATCTTGTCGAACAGCAGCTGGTATTCGTCACGAGCCGAGCGGAAGAAGCGCTTGGCGATCGCGTTGAACACCTGAAGGCCCTGCTCAATCAGGGCGAGCGTCGTTCCCACGGGAGCGGTCGAAGCCGTTTCGCCGGTGAGAATATCCTTGAAGCCCGCGATCTCCTTCGCAAATCCCATGATGAATTCGAGAACCTGCATCGTTACCGGCGACACATTGGGCGCCGTGCGTTCCACCAACGCCTTCCTCAGATCGTCGCCCGAGAGCTCGACGGTTCGATATTCGCCGGGTCGGAATTTGATCACCGATCCGCCAGCGCGGCCCTGCAATCTCAATCCCGATGCAATGAACCCGCCGCCAGCGACTTGTGCGTTTCCAGCATCGATCAGCTGGTTGATGCAGGTGTCGATTGTGGCCCCGACCTTCTTCAGAAGATGGCCGAGACCGATGTCGTAGAACTTGCCCTCGGGATGCGGAAAGAAGCCGTATTTCACATAGAATTTGCCGGGAGTGATGCGGGATGGCTTTCCATCCTGCGCCCATTTGATGTCCGACGGCGAAAAGTTCGCTTCGACCCTAAGAACTTGGCGCTGTTCCTTGTCGACCGTGACGATGTAGGGCTCGTCATAGCCGTCCTCGTCGAGATCGGCCCAGCGCTGCTGCTCGAGGAGCAGCCTTTCCTTGTCCTCGTCAACAATGCCAAGGTCGACATCGAGGTAATACCCCTCGCGCTGCTTGCACTTGATCTCGTGCGGAAAGATGCCTGGGATTTCCTCGGTGATGCGAGGAGACGATTCGAGGCTGCGGATGCTCTGAGGGACGATCAGCCTCAGCGCCGGGACCATGGCCGATTGAGCACCCTTTTCCGCGTCGAACCAGACCTTGCGGAACGCACAGCCGACAATCGGCAGTTGCGTCAGCAGCGCGTCGGTATCTGCTTCCCACCCGTCCATCCGGTAGAAGATCGTTGTATTCAGATATTCGCTGACCCGTCGTGCGCGCTTAGCCTTGGAACCAGGAGGAATGGCCCACGCGATTTCCGGTGGCTGCGGCGGCTGATCGGGGTTGGTGGCGGCGGCTTGCTGCGAAGCCTGGAACCCAACCGTAGCGGGAACAGGCTGACCGTTCAGCAGCACCATCGGATGCCCGTCCGGACCCTTCATCGGCAAGCCGTTGTCCTGACCGATCACCTTGCACAGGATCGCTTCGTCGCCCTTGATCGCTGCGGGATACATGCGAGCATTGAACTGGAGAGCGGCGATCGTCAGTAAGGGCACATTGACGTTCGAGGGGTTCGCCCACGGGTAATCCTTGTCGTCGCCCTTCTTGTCCTGCGAGGCGGCGGCAAGCATCTCGGTTGCAATGTCCTCCCACTCCTTGCGGTCGGACTTGTCCTTCTCGTAATCGTCGACGACCTTGTTCCCGAGCGCGGCAAGTTCCGCCACACTCAGCGCATCGGCGATATTGCCGGCGGTCTGAGCAAGCAGCAGAAGCCGCGGCGGCTCGGAGGCAACCGCCGCGGCTGTCTCTTCAACAGGTACTGGCTTAGATGCCACCAACAGCAGCCTGGCGGCGGGCGGCCTCGGCGATGTCGGGGTTCTTCGGCCCGAACTTGGCCTCGGCCGATTTGCGCGGATAGCCGACCGCGTGGCCCTTGCGTGCCGGAGCTTCCTTGCTCGACTTGGTTTCGCTCTTCGTCTCAGCTGCGGCCTTGTCGTTCGCGTCCTCGACCTTCGTGACCTTCGTTTCCGCGGCGCCAACTTGTCCGGTGCGCGAGGTCGTGGCGCTCGCCACTTTCTTGGCACCGCTCGATTTCTTCGCAGTCATCTCACTCTCCTCGTGTTTGCCCGCTTGGCAACGGTTATACCTGCTCGGTTCGCTGTAGAGGTTAGGGTTAGCGGGATGGGCGCTGCTCAGTATCCCGTGTAGGGATTGCGGCCGCCGGCCTCCTCAAGGTCATCCTCGCGTTCGGACAGCGCCAGCGGAAAGGCGATGGGCATGTCCTCGTCGAGAAACCGGCTCAGCGCGTCGAGCATGTCGTCGTGGACGCTGACCGGGAAGGCCAGGAATTCCTCGTTGATGAAGCTCTTCGTAAGATCGACTGAACGGCCCTCGTAATCACTCTTCGCAATCTTCGGATGAAGGTAGATGCGGCCTTGCTCGAACCACGGGATCAGCCGGCGGATGCGGTCGACCTTCGCCATTGCCCCGCCCAGTGGCGTAATATCGAAGCGGTAATTCTCGCGCTCCTGAAGGTCGCGGATATGCTCGATGTCGGCCATCATGCCGTACTGCTCGTAGCCGACGGCCATTGGATCGTACTTGCGATGCCATGCCATCAGGATTGCTGCTCGCTCGGTCAGCGAGAGCCGGTCTCTCAGCATGTCGTGGACATAGACCTTGCGATCCGGCCCCAGCCCGATCACCCATCCCGCCGTGTAGTCGCTGGTTTTCTTCTTAGTCGAGGCAGGGTCGATCAGGATGACAATGTTCTGACCATGGCGAGAGGCCGCCACATACTTGACCCAGTCCTCCTTGAATCCCTGCTTTTCATCGGCCGTGGGATCCAGCAGCATCTGCGCCCCGAACACATAGGGCCCCATGTCGTGGCGCTTCTTCGCCAGCTCTTCACGAGTGAAAAAGACAGGTTCGCCCTCAACCCGCCCATCGATCGTCGCGGCATAGACACGCGGCTTGGCGGTGCCGCTATCGATTACGGAGCGATAGCTGTCGTTGAAGTGATAGCGCGTCCCGATGAAGCGGTAGGCCCCGTCTTTTGCCGCCAAATTGTAGCTCATTCGCAATCGGTCGGTCGTCTTGTTGATCATCTCCGGAGTGCTCACGCTCTCCATCGTCACCACGTCGTCATAGACCCGGAGCATGTAGTGCTTTGACGTGGGCTGGCCGTCGACCAATCCCCATGCCTCGACCGTTGCCTCTTTCGGATTGCCCTTGCGCTTGACCGTGATCCCTTCGTCCTCGGACCACTTTGGGCTGTCATTGGTCGGATCGCCCCACAGAACATCGGGAAACCAGCGCTTCAGTCGCTCGTTGCGTTCAAATTCCTGCTTGATCTGCCTGAGGAATGCTTTCGCAATCGGCCGCGTGTGGCTGAAGATGCCGACGGTCAGCT